GCATTAACATATCCTAATGTAGATACTGCTGATACATATAAAGCGTAAGTCTTAGGACTCATGTAGATATGTAAGTCATCTTTTCTCAATACAGCAGAAATGTTAGCAGCCATATCAGCTGTTAAAGTTTGTAAGTTAGCTATAATATTAGCAGCAGTGTATGCTCCTGAAGCTGAAGACTGAACAACTGTACCATCAACTCCCGGTAATAAAAGACCTGTTACAGCTCCTAAGAAACCATTGAATTTCCCTGCTACAGCAGTTCCTGCCCAAATACTTTCTTCTGTTGCTTGTGCTATGATTTCTCCCATATAAGAAATTACATAGTCATCAAAAGATGCAGGTGGTGGTGCGCCTGCCCCTGCTCTCATTTGTAACGCTTCCCAAGAGTCTAAAAGTGTAGACTTGCAAAGGTCTAAGTTGATTTGTAAATTTTTAGGTTCTAATACTTTTTCAGTAAGTGCTAAAGTTCCTGCTCCATTAAAGTTGCAAGTCGCATCAGCAACTACTCCTGAACCCTCCATTCTTTGAATATTAGACTTATACTTGATGTTTTCAATCATAGTTAAGTAGTCTAATGAATTTGCTTGCTTAAGTGCCGCACTGATGTAAAATCCTGCTGCCTTTCCTGCAAAGTTGCTTGTTGTTGTAAAAGCCATTTTTTTTTGTTTTTAAGTTATTATATTATTTATTTAAATCGTGTAAGAATTTCTCTCTTCTTGTCATTTTGTTATATTCTGCTCTTGAAACAGGTTTTCTGTCTGAACTGAATTTATTTACATCTAAAGGAGCTGAAGCAGGTTGTGCTGCCAACTCAGTCTTTAGTTTTTCGTTTTCTTCTTTTAACTTAGTCAATTCATCTTCTGCTGAAAATTCAACTACTTCTGTAGTTTTAATAGTCTTAGGGTTTGTAGAAGGTTCTTCTGTTTCTTCAGCTAATTCTTCAACTTCATCATCACCTCCAACCTTAGCTTCTTTAAGTTTAGCTACAGCAATTTCTAAGTTTTCAATTCTTTTCTCCATACCTTTCCAATCAGCTACATCAGCTTCTTCATCATAGTCTTCTTTTTCATCTTCTTCAGCTAATACTGTTTCTTCAGCTAAATCTTCTTCTTCAACTGTATCTACTTCTTCAGTTTCACTTTCAATAACTTCAGCAACAATACCTTCTTCTTCAACTCTGAAAGATACCCCTGTGTCAGTCTTGTATGTTCCAACAGGTAATAAAATTGTAGTTCCGTCTTCAGTTAATACTGAAATATCCACACCTGATTCTAATTCTTCAGCAGTAGAAACAAAGATTGTTCCATCTTCTGATTTTGCTTGCCACTCTAACTTAATTGTTTCTTCTTTATTAAGACCTAGAGCTACTAAGATTTGTTCTTTAATGTCCATAATTTCTTTTTGATTTTATTAGTGTTTGTAATATATAATAGATAAACTATTACTTTGTTTGATTTTCGTTTATTATTTCATTTAAAGCAGATAAGATTTCTTCAGTTGTAGGTGCTTTTTCTGACATCTGTTCCATCTTGTCCGTAAAGTAACCTTCAATTGATAATCCTTTTAATTCGCCTTCTTTGATTTTATTCCAAAGTTCGTCATTCTCTATCTTCATTTTTACAAACCAAGTGCCATTAGGTAAGTCGTAACCGTATAACTTAGACTTGTCTTGGTCTCCTTCCTTAATCCAACTTTCAACTGTTAGAACGCCTGAAACTCTGTCTTGGTGTTGGTATGTAGCTTTATGATGATTGTTATGTTTTAAATAAAGTTCAGATGCTTTTCTAACTGTCTCAGGACTAAAGTAAACATAGTAGTCTGAATCCGTATTAGGGTTATGTCTGAATATTTGCTTGTTAGGAATAAGAGCAGGACTAACTAGCATACGCTTTTCCTCATCAACTTTAGCAAATGTTAAGTTATTCTTTTCTTTCCCAAAGTAAACAAAGTCTTGTTCTATTGCAGGTGAAGTTACTAAACTAATAGCATCAATAGCTAATTCTTGACTATCATCTGAAATTACTAGTTCTACAATAGATGTAGTCTTTTCGTAATAGTCTTTATTGGCTTCTTCACATTCAGCAATTGAGTCATACTCACAGCTTCCTGTTTTTCCCCATTTATATTTTCCGTTTTCACATTCTTCGCAAGGCATAGTATATAATATATTTAATTAGTATTTATTTGATTTTAGATTGTAGCCCTTCTTCTAATATTGGCTAATTGGTTTTGACTGTTTGTCATTTCATCTGTAACTACAAATGCCTTTACAGGTTCAGGTGCTTCTCCTCCTGATAACTCAAAAGCTCCTGACATCATTTGAGGTGCAGGTGTTGCAGGTGCTGACATTCCTCCTCCTCCTCCTCCTCCTGTTGAAGGCGATACTCCACCGCCACCACCTGCTCCAAGTATTTGTTTTGCTTGTGCTGCTGCTCCTAATACTGCTGCTAATTGTGTTGCATAAAAGATAGGAAATGCTAAAGCTGCTCCCGGTCCTGCTGCTTTTGCTGATTTTTGAGCAATGTCTAAACCTTGAATTAAGCCAACTCCTGTATTTATAGCTATTTCAGTTAATGCTGTAGCTTTTTGTGCTGCTGAACCTTTTTCCATTAAACCGCCTAAAGCACCTATTGCACTACCTACTGCACTTGTCATGTCTTGTTTGCTTTTTTTAACGGCTGCATCTGCTGCTAATACCCTAGCTTCAAATGCTTCAGCTTGTGCTATTTGTGAGTCATATAGCTTGTCTGCTGCTTTCTTTTCATCTTCTATTGCTTTTATCTTTGCTGCTGTCTCAGCTAATTTAGCATCAGTTCTAGCTTTTTCTTCTGCCCTTATTTCATTTTCTAAAGAATTTACTTCTGTAACTACCCTCCTTCTCATTTTAATAGATGCAGTTTCTTTTTCAATTAATTCAGTTTTTAATTGTGCAAGTCTTTCTTCATCTTCTGCCGAATTTTCACTTAGCTCCATTTCCTCTTGCTGTATTGCTAATCTTTCTCGTGCTAACTCTAATTCTCTTTGTGTAGTCTTTTCTTCAAGTGCTAATGCTCTTTTTAAGGCTTCTAATCTTTCGGCTGCTGACTTTGTTTCATCTTCTGCATTTAATCTAGCCCTTTCAATTTCCTGTCTAGTTTTAGCTTTTTGAACCATAAATCTATTATCAGCATCTCTTAAAGCTTGAGTTCTTTTAGTAAGCTCAACCATAGCTTTTACTTCTTTTTGTATCTCCTTAGTAATTCCTGAAAAAGTTCCTTTTAATGCTTCTCCTGCTTTTCTAAATTCTCCTGAGAATACATAACTTATAGCTTCGCCAACTTTACTTAATCTATCTTTTAATACATCTACAACTGCACCCATAGCAGTAAAGGCTTGCGTTAATTTATCAGCCCCTCTTTTTGTATTTGTGAAATATGTTATTAATGAAGTTACAGCAATTAGTAAAGCACCAATACCTGTACTCATTATTCCTGCTTTAATAGAGCCAAACATCACTTTAGCCGTTTTACCTGCTGATACAAAACTTGACTTTAATGAGTTTAAAGAAACTCCCATTACTTTAAATTCACTTGCTAAACCTGAAGCATCTTTTGATACATCACCTATATTTGATTTAACTTCTGCTTCTATTACTACTTTATCCGCCATTTTTTTATATTTTTAATTCATAAAGATTAAGAGTACAACTCCAACTTATATTCATATCTGCTTTTCCTGTTACTTCAAAGTGCATATCATTCGTTCCACTAAATGCCATTTCAGCAGCCCATCCTGTTGTTGAACCAAAAGCACCTAAAGTTGTGCTTGATTGGTCTACTACTTTCAAAAAAACTAAACCTGTTACTCTTATACATATTCTATCATTAACAGAACCTCTTCCTGCACTACCTCCTGTTCTAACACCTATTACAGTTGCTTCAAAGCCCTGAAAAGAACTTGTAGAACTTCTAGCTATAATTGTATTGGTACTATCACCATTAACAAAAAGATTAGTAGCTGTTCCGTCTGTTGTAGTTCCTGTTAAGGTAATTGTAGAACTTTGAGCTTTACCTACACCTGCACCACTAAAACCACCGCCACCAATAACTACTTCTCCATCTCTTTCTGCTATTCCATAGTTTCCAAAGACTGAAGCATTGTTTACTCCATTTGCTATTTCGTTTTCATTACCTACTATAATGTTATTTCGTGATAATCCTTTTACTGTATTATTAGTTCCTATTATGTGAGTATTATTAGTTCCTGTTTCTGTTGTATTGTTTGCTCCCTGAAATTTATTGTTTAGGTCGCTAAAGCTCCTGTCTAAACTTGTATTGTATCTAAAAGTAGAACAAGTTCCATCTGCTTTGTTGTAAGTATATCCGTATGCTTCACATTGTACTTGGTTAGGTGTTATGTTATTAGTTCCGTCAGTAAAGGTTACTATTCCTATTTGTGAAGTCATTAAAGGTTTTACATCAAACCCTGATAAATATGGTATTGTTGGTATTTTGCTCATTATGGGAGTAGTATAAATTCAACTGTTGCTAAATCGTTTGGTTTGTAGTCTATCTTGTTTACCCTGTATGTTCTGTTTTTAATCATTACTGTATCAAAAAACCTAAAAGTATTAATATCAGAAGGACTTAGATTAACTTTAATAGTCATAGTCCTAGTATCAGGATTATAAAGCTCAGAGTAATAAGGTAGCCAATACAAATTAAATAGATTATCAGGCACAGGGTCTCCTACAGGCTGTATCAATTGACATTCGCCAAAATGAAAATCTCTAGTACCTGCTATTGTTGGTGTACCTGCTATTGTTGGTATATCTGTTAAGTGGCTAAATTGTAAAAACTGATTTGCAAAAGCACTTCCACCTACACCGTTCTGAGGGGGTATGTAGTATGTACAGCTTGCTAAAGTTTTTTCACCATTATTATACATTATTCTAGGGCTGTTATCAAAACCTTCAGAAGTTCCGTCTTCATTCATAGAATAAAGAGAAGGGGTAATAAAGTCAGAAAATTGCGACATTAAAGGTTTTATTACTGTAGCTGCAAAAGGTTCTGCAACTATTTCATCTTCTCCTGCTAAAATCGTAAAGTCTGAAGCATCATATTCCTTACTTCCGTATAAATGTCCACCTACTGAGTGCTTGTAATTCATAAATGCATAGTCGTCTTCATCTTCTACAAACTTAAAAATAGTCTTTTTGTTTAAGTCCGTTAAAGGAACTAACTTCATTTCTGATACATCTATCTTATCTGTCCAATCTAACTCAACACTATTAGAATTATTTATAAACACATCTCTATAAGGTTCTATCAATATATTGCTAGGGTTATCTTCATCAGGAATAGTAACTAAATTAAACATAGTCATAATTCCTTTTAAGAAATCCCATTGACCTAGTTCTCCTCTTAAAACCTCTAAGTTTGTGCTTGAAATTGTAGAAGAAGACTGCACGAAAACACAATGAGATGCAAAATTTTCATTTTGCCTAATATCAGTATCTCCTTTAAATTGTGCTGAAAGAGTATCTCCTGCCTGTAAAGCAATTTGAAAGTTTCCTGTATATGAACCTATAGTATTAAGAGGAGGTATAAGTACTGTTTGCTGATTTATTGGTGTTGAATTATGCAACCATTGACACTCTATACTTTCAGAAGTTGCAGATGTTTTTCCCAAAAGAAAGTTATAACTAATATCATAGATTTCGTTACCTGTAGTTGCTGTGATAATATTAGTCGCTGCGTTATAGTTAGGGGGTAACTCTGAAGGAGCTTGTTGTGGTGAAGTTGTTTCAGGTATTAAGTGAAACTCCTTAAAAGAATTGTTACCAATATTAGAAGGTATTGAAGGGGAAACATTAAATTTCCATCTTGCAAGATAAGTTCCGGTTTGTGTAGTTGGTATATTATCATCCCCCCAATTAAAGTCCATATACAACTTTTTAAAGTCGTCTGTGTCAAAGAATTCACTTTCATAGGTAAAAGGCACTACTTCAAATATTCTATCTATTAAATATTTAATATTTAAAAAAGGTCTAAATGCACTTTCTAAATTTTGTAAAACAGGAAACCCTGAACTAGCATTAAAAGTGTATTGGTGCGTCCAATCTACAAAAGGGTATTTTACAGTATCAGCAGCTCTAAAGCCTGAAGTACTAGCGTTTAAATATGTTACCCCTGTACTTCCATAAGTAGCTTGAATGTTTGTTAAATTATAATAGTGTTCTAATTCAGAAAAACCCATATCAGAGAATGTTCTATCGCCTAATACATCCGCTAAAGCTACTGCTTCAGAATATAGATTAACATTATAACTTATTTCTCCTGACTTATCAGAAATATCTATCATTCTTAAATAGCCTTCAAATAATAAAAAGCCATCTTGCTTTAGTATTGCCTTTGTTCTTTTATAAGGATTAAAGTTAATTCTTGTATCTATTCTTGTTATTTCAAATATATTGTCAAAGATTTGATTGTTTCTTTTTGTAGCAGGAAGATTAAAAGCCTTTGAATATGACTGTACTTTCTCAGCTACATTTTTAAAATCATCAACACTAAGACTTAAAGGAATATCTTCATCTTCATAAAGGTCACAAATAACTTGACCATCTGCTGAAACTAGTTCCTCACCTGAAACAGAAATATTACTTATAACAATATTGTCTGCTATTGTGTTATAATAAGTTATAACTATAGTGTCTTCTGTACTAGCAGCCGTCCAAGAAAAAGTAATTTGACTTTGACTAGCTGAGTATGTAGCCCCTGCGACATTATTAGTACCATTAAAAGCATTGGTAATAAGAAAACCTGTTCCTGTTGTATTTAAGTCTATTATCATCTCATAAACAGCACCTACAACTAAGTTAGATAGTTTTTGATATATTCCTGACAAAGTTGATGTAGTTGTTGAATATAAAGTTAAATTGCCTGATGCACTTGATGGTAAGGTAGGTGTTCCAAATGCTGTGCTTCTGAAACGAAACCAAGTATTAATTGGTGAAGGTGGTTGATTAGTTAAGGTATCTAAAAAAACATTACTACTACTACTATCGTAACTATCTGAATTGTTTATTGTATTAAAGTTTGTACCATCAACTACAAAATCACTAGCAGTTGAAGCTATTGAGCTATATTGTCCGTCATAACTCTGAGGGAATACTATTAATTGTACACTCATTAGACTGATTGTGTTCTTAGTGTTTTACTCTTTTCTACTTCAAAAGAATATTGAATAAGTTTATCATTTGCTACTGTCTTTTTTGTAAAACTAGAAGTTGTAAGCCTTACAGGTTTTACATATTGGTTAAGTGCTGAGAAAGTACCGTCTGTTTGATAACCTTCTAAAATATATACTTCAGGACTATTTATTAGTTCTTCAAACATTATATTTTCATCTGCACTTACAAAGTCAGTATTCAATTTTATTTTCTCAGTTGCATTAACTCTAAATGCTTTCTTGCCGCCTTTATAACTATCTACTCTGTAAGCTGCTTCATTCCAACTTCCTGCTAATTGCTCATATGTAGAACCTTTAGTTGATATGCTTCTTACTGACTTCTTAGTGAATGTGTAGTAATCCCAAGCACCCCATTGATTTAGCCAACAAAGTCTTATAGACTCAAAGCCTTTTAAGTCAGGACAATTAACATTTATAGTGTATGTTTTAGATATTGCTGTATTGCTTACATCAAAAGCCCTTACTAATATTGAACCACCACTCATTTGGTCTACAGGTGAAACTAAAGCATTAAAAGTACTACTCCAATTTTGTAAGTTAGCAGGGAAGCAACCAAAGTATAAAAGTCTATTAGATATTTCTGAACCAAGAGCAGCATAAGCTCCATTCGCAAAATCCTTATCAACATCTTCTGTACCTATCTGAACACCTGCACTATTTTTATATATTAGTTGTATGTAGCTTACAAAATTATTAGGAGCTAAAAAAGCAAGTGTTCCATAATCTTCTAAATTTGCATACTGAGTAGCAGGAGCATTAGTTAAGAACCTATGACTAGGACTTGATAAATTAAAGATACCTAAATTAAAACCAAAGTTGTTAGCAGTTGAACCTATCCCCATTGTAAGAATATCAGAATGTTTTAAGTAGCTATTAAACAATCTATAGTTATCATTTGCAACAATTGGTGTGTCTATCTGAACATCACCATTTGCATCAGTATATTGTGTTTTAAATTCTATATTCAACCATCTAGCAGCTTTTTTATTTCTTGAATATTGATTTATTAAATGAATAGGATGAGATGTACTATCAGTTGTTAATGTTGTTTTGTATTTACTATTATTTGCAGCCATATTATCAGAACTTACATAATTCTCTACTACTTGTCTGAAATCAAATATACCTACTCCTGCATTGTTAGGTGTTGTTTTAAAAGTAGCTGTTGGTGTTGAAGTTGTAGATATTGCTGTAGGTGTAGTATCACTTACATAAACATCTGCTATAAATCTTACATTAGTTTGTACTCCTACTATTGTACTGTTTGATACTACAAAAATTACCTCTTGTCCTACAGGAAGTTGAGGGTATAAAGGTTCTTGTTCTATTACTGTTGCCATTCTATTTTACTGTTGTTAATCCGTTAATAATATCATCTTTTACTGCCCCTAGCATTTCTTTACCGAACTGCTTTAATCCTAACATCAAAGGCTTTTGAAAGAAACTAATACCTTGTATTCCTTTTCTCTTAATGCTTCTAGCTATTAAAAAAGATATACTTTTCCTAGACATAAACCTACCCTTTTCATCTCTTGGAGCTATTCCTTTTTTTACTATCCACTTATCAAGCACTCTGCTAGGTGGCTGCTTTGTAGTGTACTTGTAAGGACTTGAAATTGTCTTACCTTTATAATCTTTAAAACTTCTTCTGACATCTGTTCCTGAAACTCCCTTATCTACAAAAGTACCATAGCTATCCATAAAGAATTGTACACTAAAACCATCAGCATCAGTAATAACTTTAAAACTTAATGAGTTCTCTAAATTAGTGCCACCACCTTTTGCTTTTTGTAAATTTCCTTTTGCTCTGTTTACTACTTGTTTACCAAAGCTATTAAGGTATCTTTCAAGAGCTTCTGTTTTCATTATACAAGTGCTGCAAATACTTCTACTTGAATATCAGTTGTTGCTGAAGGTCTAACTTCTACAGTAACTAAATCTTCTAATGTAGGAAAGTTAGGTGTAGTATCTGCTTCAGCAATCATTGCTTCTTCAGCTTGGTATAAGATATGAGAACCCCCTGCTCTTACAGTTACTTGATAGTTAGTTGCTGCTGTTACAAAAGCTACTTTCATATCTTGGTCTGCACTTAAATTAGTTACTCTAAAGTATTTACAATTTTCTACATCTAAAGCACCATCAGCACCATAAGGAGTAGAATTAAATACTGCTACAGTTGTAGTCTGTGAATGAGTACAAGTTAATATTCTTTCAAATACATCTACTATTCCTGTAGTTGTTAATGTGTTTGTAGAACCTCTTACTGAGCCGTTCAAGACGACATTTTCTGTGATTGTTGTTGTTAAGTCTGCCATTTTATAATTTTATTGTTATTTTAAATTTTTTCCATCCTATTTGAACTATTAGTCTTCCTATCTTAAATTTTAGCATTAGTAACCTGCACCTGTTGGACGAACAGGAATGTCACAAGTCTGAAAGTCGTTTTGAACTAATACTCCTAAATTAAATACATATCCACAACACAAGTTATCAAATCTTTCCTGAAAAGGTTCTATTGTAAATTGGTCTTGTGTAAAATAGATAGGTTCGTTTATATCATTTACCCCGTTTAAAGATTGTCTAGAACTGTGCCTAAGCATACTTATAATATCTGTGCAAATATGTAAAGTTTGATTAAATACTTCTTGTTCGTTATTCTTAGTATTGACTAGCTTACTTAAATCTGCTTGTTGTTTAGTTTGCCAATCTGACTTTTCAGAAACCATATCCATAATAAAGACTTGAAAGTTATAAGTCAATTGACTATCGCCTGTAGTTACTGATGTTGGGTTTATGTGCATTAAAGGAAACTTTTCCATCTTCTCAAGATTAAGGTCATATATGTCTCCAACTGAAGTAGTGCTTATCTGTTCGTGATACTCACCTAACCTAAGTAAAGTATTTACTACATTATTATATGTCTTATTGTTTACCATTTCTTTGAACTTTATTTTGTGAGTTTAGGTCTGTTTCATAACTTAACCAAGTCAAGCACTCTAACAGTCCTAAATTCGTTATTCTTTCTAAGTTTACTATTTCACCATTTGTCAATCTATACATCACACCGAACCAACCCCACTTCTCTGCAAAACTTTCAGAAGCTATTGCGTCTTCATTTCCTTCAGCTGCTCCATCAAATACAATGGCAAAATCTCTGATAATTCTTTCCCTAAAGTGTAAAAAAAAACCAATGCACTTTGCACTTGCTGAGCTGACATCTTTTTCATTTCTTCTGTCCTAAGCCGAATATTCCCATCATATGCATCAATAACATAAATATCATTCTTCTTTTCCTTAATCGGTCTATACAATACAGCCATCAATTCAGGTAAGTGCTTTTCAATACCACCCTTAATAAATGTTTCAATGTCTGCATACTCCCCTAATGTTATGCTATCTAAATCAGGATGAAAGCCATACTCAACACCATCTATTTCAATTATCCTTTTTAGCTTTGTATCTTGCTTTTGCTGTAGCTCTGCTATCCTACTCATTATTACTGCTACATCTCTTAAAGCTAATTCCTTTACTAACTGCTTAGGAATATTAGATAACGCTGCTATTGTTTCTGTTGCTTCTTCTGTCTTTGTACCTGTTTCAAAGTCAATTAAAGATAGCCAAGTTTCTAATGTGACATCTTCCCAACTATTAATCAATTTGAACTCTTTTACCTTACCTTCCTTTTTGACTTTTACTTTCATCTGTTATATAATAGAAATTTGTTGTTTTTAGTTTAACGCTTTAATTTAAAATGTTATCTTTGCCCTGTTTTCATATACTCGTGGGGTTAGCGGCTTAGGTCGCTTTCCTTTTTATTGCACATAATACTTCCCTGCATTAGGATTGTCTAGGTGATAAATAACATTATATCTAACACCGTCTATTGCGTGATTGTAGTTATCAACATATAGCTTTGAACCTTTGTCAGCATATATATAGTTATTCAACTCTTTAGCTATGTTCGTACTCTCAGGTGTTATTATAAGCTCATAGTCTTGCATACGAGTTATACCACTTTCAATAGTTCCTTTTTTTACAGGTTTGATGTTTACTCCTAAATGCCTAAGGTCTGCTATTAGTCTTGGTTCTGCTGAGTCAGCTATGATAAGTTTATTATCTACTTTGTCTAATATGATTTGAGCTAACTCATTTGACTTTAAGCCGTTTTTATAGATATGTTCTTTTAAATATATCTTACGCTTCCTTTTATCAATAGCAACTTCTGTAAGACTATCAGGGTCTACACTAAAGCCAAAGTCCATACCACAAGAAGTCTGAAGTCCATCAGGATTAAATTCTCCTATTGACCAATTCTCAAATACTACACCTTCTGCTTTGTCTAACCAACCACCTAAGATTTTATGCTGATACTTTTTAAAGTTTCTATGCTTTATGCTCTTAATACGCTCTAGGAAGCTGTGAGAGAGGTTTACTATATTATCTAGGTAGCTAGTATGTATATAGCACACATTGTCCTTAGAACCGTTAAAACCACCCTCTATGCCTTTGTCTTCAAAAAACCTTTTGTAAATCCAATGTTC